CATCAAACATCTTGACCGCAGATGCACGCGTAATGCCTGGGTTCAAGTCCATAATCTCTTTTATCGCAGTCCGGTAAGAGCTGCTTCTTTTATCCACAGGCACCGGAACACTGGTTTTTTCCTGGCAGGATACTTCGTCATCCCCGCAATTGCAATCGGTCGACATCATTCCCTGGCCTAAGTATTTCCCCGTCCCATAGCATTTTGTGCAAACCATACATTTTGTCCTCAGTTAGTAGCCATGAAATCATATCATGAAGTTGTTTTTGCATCACGATCCAATAGTTCTTTTTTACAAATCAAATCGCTAAGATCAATAAGCAAATTTCTAATAGAGTCGCGAAAACACATTAAACGTTCCTTGGACATATAGACGCTAATATCGTTGTATACTTCACAACCAATGCCAACTTCCAAGGAAACAAAAAAACTTTTTTCTTTTGTTTCACATACATTAATTTCTATAAATGACTCATTTTCATTCATTAAAAGCTACCTGTTGTTATTGCCAACATAATCTAGCATCCCATTGTCGCGCCAAACCGCGATAGCGGCCTCTAGTTCAACGATCGATATCAACCCCTTCGTCATGTCTTCCTTGTCTTCAGGACTCAGTAATCGGGTTGCTATGAGCCTTGGAGAGACTCCTAACTTTATGCCTGCATTAAATATCATTGTTTGGCATTCTTTCTTGGTCATTGAGTAATTTTGTTACTTATTTTGTTTTCAGATATAGAAAGCAAGTGCTTGTGATATTCTTTGGGTGACATTCCAAGCTTTGTCCTTTCGTTATCTTGTTCCATTTTAATCTTTTTTAGGTCTATGGTTATTGGTCTTAATGAAAGGAGATCTCCAATGCTCTTTGCGCTTTCTATTTCTTTTCTCTTCTCTTCCTGTGCCTTTATTTCACGTTCACGAATCTTTTGCTCATTGGCAGCACGCTCTTCAGGTGTAGGGTATTTTAATGCAGGCTTCTTCTTTTCCTGTATTTCCTTTTCCCAATACCTAATCTGCATTCCTTGCCATCCATTTGCTACCATTTGCTCAAAACAGTCCTGTGGGCAAAGACCTGCGTCTTGAAGCCCCTTCATTACTGACAATGAATTTTTCCAGGCAGTGGGTGTTATCGGCGCACGTTTAGACTTTCTTATTGCCATCCAATCGCGAAGCAATTGAGGATGTATGTTGAAAGGATTGTCTTCTAGCATTTCCTCAAAAGAAAAAAAAGCTGTTTTCTTCTTAGGGTCCCCTTTAGGGGATATAGGGGTTTCTTTTTCTTTTTTTTCTAAAGAAGTTGATCTTGTATTTATATGGGGGGTCATTTCACCATTGTATGGTTTTTTGATACCGTGGTCCTCATCCACAGTATCATTTTTGATACCGTGGTGTGAGGCCAGTGTTAATGCGGGTTCATCCACAGTATCATTTTTGATACCGTGGTTTTTTGGATCCGCCACCAAAAAGTTATCCACAGACCCACGCGAACATGTATCTTCAGTATCAAAAACGATACCGCGGTAATTGTCTGCGTTTGAGTCAAATTTAGAACCATTTAATACAACAAGCCTAAATTCAGTTAACTTTCCATCTTCTCCTCGCGCTGGGTGATACTCAATTAAATTGCATGCACTTAAGTAACGCATATGACGTTTATAGGTTGCTTCGCTTATATCAAACCTTTTCATTATCTCCCACTTGCATGGCTTCCATGCCTCAGGTTTGCTTTGAAGATAAATCCATATAAAGCCAGCAAAAGGGTTGGAGCAATCCTGAATTACTTTGTTGCATATCATTGTGAAAGGAAGATGTTCTTTTTCGAATTCTTTGAAATTGTATTTATGAATGTTTATGTCGACTACTTTTTTGGCTTTTTGTGTTTTTGATGATTTTTTGCTTTCGGTGTTGTCATTGCTGTAAGTCATGGTTATAATTCCCTGGTGAGTCTAGATTATGTCCCTACTAAGGACTAGTAAACGTTCGGACAATGGACACACATTTACGTCGTTCACCAAATAATGGTGTCCGTATGTTTTAATCCCACTTGAAGTCACTTGGCGGTGCGTGTTCAAGGGGTACGAAAATCCATTTGTAGAGGCAGGACGCCTCGCATCTCTCCTGCTAACACAAGATACAAGCCTTAACGAACCCAAAAAACTTATATCCCTAAGCGATAATATACGCCCATAACTATGTGCTTATCAAGAGCACATCAAACGAACTAGCAAGAACGAAATCCCACAAGAACATCCTAGAAACCGAAAGAAACTTGTTAAAGAAACGTTCCGAAAGCAAAAAAAACCTGTAAATATTTATTTTGCGTGATTCATATCGGCTTTAAAACGCCTGTTTGTTTTGTGCTCAATAAAGCATTGCATCTTAAATGGAATGTGTCCGGCACGTAGCCATACGGCATATGTGGTAACACCCAAATCTAATTCACGCATCATCTTTGTCCAAGACCCATAATGCGCCTTAAGCTCCTCAATCCTCATCATCGTTTCCTTGTCTTTTAATGTAAATTGTAATAATAATAATTAGTAATACATATAATCACCAAAAATAAATATATTGTATTTGAGTAACTTAAACAATAGATGTAAAGAAATTTTTTCTCTGTTATAAATTGCTGTATTTTTTATGTACCACGAAAGTTTTTCTCGGTTTTCTCGTTTGGTCGTAGATGTACTTTTTCAACTAAAACAAAAGAAAGGATTGGAAAATGAAAGAATCAAATTCTTGGCTTACACCTGCGAAAGCAGCAGAATTGCTTGGATGCACATCTAGGGCCATCACTAACTACATTAATCGTGGAAAGCTTTGTGCTACTCGTGAAGACGGGAAATTCTACATAGAAAAGTCCGAGTTTTTCAGGGTATTCCCACAAGCGCACGCCAAAGAACAAGAAAGAAACCCACAGAACCAACGGCAAGAAATGGAGAGAATGAAGCAAGAAAACAGTATGGTAAAAGAAATGTCACAGATGAAAGACCGCGAGATAGAATTCTTGAAGTCCCAGATAGAGGCATACAACAAGAAAGAGATACAGCTCATAGAGGCCATAAACAGCCATACAAGGCTACTTGAATTTAAGGAAGTGGGTATGCCTAAGGTTATAGGAAACGTTTCCTGGTGGCCATTTAAGAAGCGTTAGGCGCAATCTTTTTTAATTACGAAAGATATAGAGTCTACAATCTGTTGTGACACGGACTGTATAAGCTCAGATGAAAGTGGCTTGTTGAAATGACATGCCATATTAGATTTTACCAAAGAAAATAGTTTTTCTTTGTCTACAGAAATTAGAGGGTGTCGTTCGTTCGCTGCTCTCAAAGCAATCATAGTAGTCCTTTAATGGATTGTTAACTTGAGCATATAACAATTAATCATAAATACCAAGCCTAAACTTAATGGAATCCTTGTCTAAGTCTATTGGCATATTGACCCCTGTTATTTCATTAATTCGCAATTGCTGCTTTACAGGAATAAAGCCCTGCTTTTTCCAGCGGACAAGGTTTGTATATGCAATATCAAGCTTTTTGCACATCTCGTATCCGCTTTTAAAGTGGCGCAAGGCCTCATCTATAGTCATATGTCTTATTATAATGATTGTTAGTGTCGACACTATAACATAACCGAACATAAAAGCACTAATTAAAAATATGTAACTTTTGTTATAATAACAGTTGACATTATATAACACATGTTACATAATAGCCTCATCAACAACAAAGAGAGGCAATAAAAATGAAAGACGTAAAAAAACATGATATTCTGAAAACTCATAATGATTATGAAACAACCAATGCCAGAACGAAGTACGACGAGATTGTGAGCGATCCGTTTGGCATTGAAGATAGACGCAAAGGATTTGCATTGAACCATGAGAAGAGCCTTGAAAACTACATAGATGAACTTGTAGCGAACAGGGCAAAATACATTGATGGACGATTTGAACTGTCTTTCGATAGTTTGGCAGAACATCACAAGAACGAAATAGCCCACCTATACATAGAGTATTCAGATAGGGACTTATCTGAGTGTATCTATGGCGATGATGTATCAATCAATAGCGAATTTACCTGCACCCTTCTTTCTATGCTTAAGAATGATTCGAAAGAATCACGTGAGAAGTTTGCAGAAACCACAAGAACGAACATTCTCAAATACTACGAACGTGAGTTTCAAAGGCTTATAGATGGTGCTTGTGACGTATATCTAAATAATTCCATGGAAGAGGCTGGTATGTATGCCAGACAAGACAGAGACACCGGTGACATTTATTGGGGGAAAATTTAATGACAAGAGGCAATGAAAACTCCCACATGATAAATGGAGAAGAAATACACACTTTTTATGATCATGAAAGGGCTTTCTGGGGATGCTGTCCCTGGATAGCCATACATGATAGTTACGATGGTGCAGATGGTGGTAGCCCTTATGGTGAAGGCTCTACTGAACAAGAGGCAATTGATGAACTAATAGAAAAATTGGAGATATAAATGCTGAACAAAGATTTTTATGAAAAGGTGCTAAAAAGGGAGTTTGTGACACCAGAGAAAATAACAATGTGCGATGTTCCAGATGTAGAAGAATACAAAGGATATGAGTGTTTCGGGTGCGGGAGAACAGCCGAACAAATAAACAAAGAAGATGGTTGGACAGACTTTGATTTTGAAGAATGTTCCCGAACAACAGTAGAAGGCAATTGGTATTGCCATATAGATTGCTTTAGAGACAGTAGATAAGAAAAGTGGAGACATAAAATGAACCTAGAACTAAAAGAGAAAATTTGCATCATGAGCGAAGAGATGAATACGCGCGTGTCATATGAACTTACTTTTCTGTGTGATAACGAGACAGGCATGTTTACTGAGGCTCACAGAGTTTCACCCCGTGGTTATGAACCCATATATATGCCATCAATGGGTAGGGTTTTATCGCTAACCAGAGAGGACTTTATAAAGAGGGAGGGTAGAAATGGCTCTTAAAGCAAAAAAGCCCGCGATGATAGAGTCGCGGCTTAAAGCACTTTTTTATGGCAATGCCGGAGTCGGTAAAACGATGGCAAGCATACAGTTCCCGCGTCCTTATATCATTGATACCGAAGGGTCTACAAATAAGCCTCAATATGTCAAAGCTATTGATAATGTGGACGGTGCGGTTCTTATGACTGTTGACTTTGATGAGATGGTAAACGAGGTGAGAGAGCTTCTCACAACAAAACACGAATACAAGACCTTGGTAATAGATTCATTGACTCTCTTGTATAACGATTTGCTAGAAAAGGCAGAGAGAAAAGTAGGTACCGAGTTTGGGAGGCATTATGGAGAGGCAAATAAACGAATGAAACAGCTCTTAAATTTGCTTTTCAGATTAGACATGAATGTGATCATTACATCACACTCAAAAAACGAATATGGGGCAAATTTGGCGGTTTTAGGGCAGACGTTCGATTGTTATAAGAAACTGGACTACCTTTTTGATTTGGTTTTCGAGATACAAAAGCGTGGGTCTAGTCGGGTAGGAATCGTGAAAAAATCCAGGATAGAAGAGTTTCCAGATGGAGACACAATACCGTTTTGCTACGATGAAATAGCGCGTAGATACGGAAAAGAAGTCCTGGAAAGAGATGCCATTGCTCAAGAGCTAGCAACTCGTGAGCAGATTAAAGAAATACATAGGCTCATAGAGTTATTGAAAGTACCTGAAGAAACCTATCAAAAATGGCTAGACAAATCTAATTCTGATAAGTGGTCAGACATGCCGGAATCAGCAATACAAAAATGTATCGATTATCTTAAAAAGCGTATAGAAGGAGAGGCAGCATGAGATTTAACCCAAAGACTGAAGAAGAAGTACAATCAATGAATCTTTTAGAGCCTGGTACGTATCAATTCCAGGTTATAGATGCATCCAATGAAAAGTCAAAAAGCGGCAATGATATGATAAAGCTTACGCTTAATGTATGGGGAAAAGATGGAAGCTCTCATCATATTTATGACTACCTTCTTGAGGCATTAGCATATAAGCTTAGGCATTTCTGCTCTAATACAGGGCTTATTTCAAGATACGAAAGAGGAGAATTGACAGCAGAAGATTGTTTAGGAAAAGAAGGGGCTGTTAAGATTGAAATACAGGAAGGGAAACTCAAGGAAAACGGCGAACGATATCCATCAAACAACAAAGTAAAAGACTATATAAAATCGGGAGAAGGTTTTTCTACTACTGCAAGCATGAAACAATTTGAAAATGAGGACGTGCCATTCTAGAGGTCACCTGATATTTTCCCGTCCCAAAAGCAATACCATGAAACAGTTTCAATCGCCTCATCTAAAGACCAGCAGACTTTAGTAAAAAAGTTCTGCTGGCTCATATCATCTAGGAAATCCTCTTGTTCAAAGGACAATCGACCTTTTGCGCTTTTAAGCTCAATCCATGCGCCACCAAAACCGTGGCGCGGTATGGCTATGAACAAGTCTGCAACACCAGGACGCATGCCCATGGATTTTAAAAGCCTTCCATAGTTGTAGGTGCGCTTTCCCTCATTAGGGATATGCAATACAAAAGGCGCAATTGAAGGACGAAGCCTAACCCATTCCATTAGTGCCTTTTGTATAGAGGATTCAGTAGCATCCCCCGATTTTAATGTCGTGCCTTGTGCCATTGATTAGGTGTATTCGGTAATAAAAACAAATCCTGCGGTTCCATTGCCTCCAGCTGCGGTACCTCCAGCATTTGCTGAGGCACCACCACCACCACCAGCACCAAACCCTGTAGCAGCGTTCCCTGTTCCCTGGGTTCCCCTGCCATTACCACCACCGCCAAGCGGGGAATTTGCTCCATTTCCTGCAGATCCGCTAGCATTTGCAAGTACAGTTGTAGTTCCAGGAGATCCTGTTGCTCCTGTAGCGGCAATATCTCCAGTTCCGGCAGTCGCCCCTGTACCTCCAGCAGCACCAGCAGCAGAAGTAGGACCACCACCACCGCCATTAGCTACACATATTGAACCTACAGAAGTCGCAGTACCTGCATTTCCTGGGTTGGCTCCCGCAGAACCACCTGTACCCAAGGTCCCAATGGTTACAGTCTGAGAAGCACCCACTGTAGCGGCAGTGGCTACAGTTCTTGAATATCCCCCAGCTCCTCCGCCACTTCCAACCGCTAAGCCACCGGCACCGCTATTAGCAGAACCGCCACCACCACCACCAGCGCCCCAGCACTCAATGACGCAATACTGCATTCCAGATGTAGGCGTATAAGTACCATTACCAGTAAACGACTGCTTAGTGACGGTGTGTATAACACCAGTACAGTTAGCCAGGTTTCCAGATGTTGGCGTTCCAAGGACAGGTGTCGTAAAGCTCGGGCTTGTAGTTCCCGCAAAAGACCCAGTACCAGACTGGCCTGAGAGAGTTGTATTTACCGCATTATTTGTGGCCATAATGATATATCCTTATACTATAGTTAATCCTAATGATTGGGGTGCGCCAAGTACAGTCCATTCTGTGTTGGCGGCCGTGCATATAAGCTGTAATGAGTCCTTGGCGTTTGTTGAAGAAACAGAACCACCAGCCCCCAGTGTTGATGATGTATTTCCTATGACAACTTGCTGTCCTGCGCCCTGTGCAATTGACCACCCACCGGCACCCTTTCCAATAACGTCTATCTCGTCGCCCACTGTGCTTGATGCGGGCAATGTTAGAGTCACAAGCCCCGCATTATTAGCTATATACCCATTGTTCCCTGCCATTGTTTGAGATGTACCAGTTACAGTTGTCCACCCAAAACCTGCAAGGCCTGTTGCTGTAATCGTTATAGTGCCTGCACCATTGGTTATGCTGATATTTGACCCTGCTGTAAGTGTGGTCAGTGCTGGAAAGGTGCCTGTTGATCCAATTCGCAACTGGCCATTTGTAGGGCTTCCTATAACTGTTTGCCAAACGGCTGTGCTTGATGTACCTGAGGTCGTACAAACCCACATGATATTATCTGTAGTGTCCCAGCACATCTGATAAGTAGAACCCGCAACAGAGCCATTTGGATTGCCTGCATTTGACAATATGACATTTGATTGGAACAGCGTGTAAACTTGCTGCAAAGTCTCCTGAACAGATAATCCTAGATTAGAAGGCGATACATATCCTTGTACTGCACAAATTATGTCGCTCATTTGGGCTGCCGACGTTGTAGGCAGCTCCGTAAACATTTCTTCTACGGCCATGACAATTCCTTATGCTACGGTTAAATTCCCTTGTACGGTCGTTACTGCAAACGTCGTGTTGGCTGTAACGCATACTATTGCTACAGAATCCCATTGGTTAGTACTTGTAAGGCTTCCGGCACTTGATGTGGCGGAATTTCCAAAGTGGCACGTTTGCCCCGTATTCATTGCCAATATCCAGCCACCAGCGCCTTTGCCCTGCACTGCGAATACTGAACCTTCTGCGGCAGTTGCAGGAATGGTGACGGTGGTCTGTGATGCATTAGATATGATGTAGCCATTGTTGACTACCGCTGTTTGTGTTGTGCCTGAAACATCGTTCCAAACCAGAGAACCAATGCCCGTGCTTGATATGGTGACAGAACCAGAAACGGAACTAATACTTATACCTGTGCCCGCTGTAAGAGCTGCGGCAGACGGGTCGCTCGAGGTCGTGCCTATTGCCAATTGTCCCGCGCCCAATAGAAGCCCTGTTTGGTTAGATGCAGCCTGGCTCAAAACGATGCTATGTGCTGCGATATTGGGTGAGGCGTTATTAATTGCATTATTAGTTGTCATTTTTAACTATCCTTAGTTTATGCCACTGTTAAGTTTCCAACACTGCTTACGACCGTCCATGTGGTATTAGCTGTTACACATCGAAGACGCACACAGTCCCATTGGTTAGAAGAGGAAAGCGCGCCTGTAACACCTACCGTAGTTGTTAGGTTTCCGTAATGTATTGATTGTCCGGCGGCTTGAGCAATCGTCCATCCACCCGCCCCTTTTCCGTTTATTTCCACCCAATCTCCAATGCTAGATGAAGCAGGTAAGGTGAAAGTCACAAGAGAAGCTCCTGCGTCACTCGTATAGCCTGTATTAATTGCGAGAGTTACCGAGTTTGTTGTCTGGTCAACCCAGGGATTTGCACCATTAGATGCGATTGTTATGCTGTTTGCGCCATTTGTAATGCTTATGCCTGTGCTTGCGGTAAGCGTGGCAGCTAAAGGCGCACCTGCTGTGTTTCCTATGACCACCTGGCCATTTGTTACGACAATTGGTGTTATAACGCCTGTTGCGTTCGTCGTAAGAACAGCGTTATGGGTTGGAAGCGTTGATAAAACAAACTGTGCTGAAAAGTTTGAATATGTCATTGCAGCATCGTCATTTGCAGCATAGGGAGATTGTCCGAAATACATAAGGTCAGTTGCGGCATTCGATGTAATTGGGTTGGTCATATAGACCTGGTTTATGTTCTTAGACATCTAAGTCCACCTCATAATAAAGTTAAATTCTCGCCATCCAGCAAAAGAAAGTTCGTACCATCAAGCAACAAGAAATAGCCTTCAACGATTGGAGGTACTGGGCTAAACTCAGGGTTATGTACCTGTCCCATAACGTTGTCTGTTGCAATTCGTATGGGTTTATCCATACGAAATCCATGGCAATAGCTGTCTCTTTCCATTCTCATTAGTTGTTACCCGTAGGCCATAGTTCGATGCCAACATCACATGTCGTATCATCTGTAATAACGCTTATTGTCCCACCAGCAAACACTGTTCTTTGGCCTGGGTTTAGGCTTGATGTAGTAGCAGCAAGTGTTGCTCCCGCTGGAATGGCCGCCGTGGCACCTGAGAAGTCCACGTATACATTGCCCCCAGGTTGCGTGCTAAATGCAGCAATCCAAGTTGCATGGCTTGAAGGGACTGTAATGCTTGTGGCATTGCCGTTTGTGAGGGTGGCACTATACTTTATTGATGCGTCAAGTGGTGCATAGGCGTTGTATCCTTGCATGTCACGACCGAATATTAATTGTCTAATAATTGACATCTATTTATCTCCGTATGTTTAAAAATTCCCTTAATTTCGACACGTTCTCGTGTCGTGTTTAAAAATCACAGTTTTATAAACATGTTGTAAAATGTTCCAGGTTGTGTAACGTTAAATGGGGTACTCGATCCTGTAGTACTTGTAAATGCATTTGTTCCTATAACCCCTCCTGGTACCACGTCTGCAGTGCCAGCACCAGATACCATAAATGTACCTGCAATGGTCAATGGTGTATGATTGTGCGCTGCAAGCTCACCCATTAATTGCGTATGCGCATATTCTCCTTCTGATGAACCTGTATACTGCAAATAAGCTGTTGTTGTTCCTGTTCCTGGGGTTCCGAAGCCTACAACTGTACCCGCCATAGCTGCTGCAAAAGATACGGCCACCTTGAATGTAGTGGTGCTAATAGGCACCACGTAATACACGAAGTTTGCAATAATGTTTGAATTTAAAGCACCTCCTGTATTTTGGAACGTAACGGTATTTCCAAGAAACAGGTTTAGTAAATTTGATGCTGAGGTAGTAAACAGAAGACCACTGGAACTAGAATCAGTTACGACCGATGACTGCCCTAATATGGTTGGTGTTGCAGCAAGCAACGCACTTAAAGGAACGCTCCCAAGCATTACCTTACCTATCATGCGAGTAATGGCAAGACGCCTATTTGCATTGAAGTCTGCTATAGCGCTACCACCATAATTAGTTGCAGACCCCGCGCTTGTATAAAGTTGGCATATTGGGTTTGAGTTAGAACCTGAATCATAGGGCTTCGCCAAATTCCAAAGCATGCTAAAAAGCTGCCACGTATCAGAGTTTGCACGAGTTGTGGAACTAGATGATGGGTTGCCAATTGTTCCGTCATTCATTGGGACCCATCCGTAGATCCATTTTTGATTAGAGTTATAAAAAGGATTTACGCTTACCCTAATGTCCCCGGTGCGTGGGCTATTGATGATTGAATCAACTTGGTCATAGGTTTGATAATCATTGTTCGGGATAATGTTGTTTGTTAGGTAAATAGATGGCTTTGTAAAGTTTACAGTGGCAACAGCATTCAAAGGCATTTGCACCTGTAGATATAAGGCATCATCCGAGCCCTTGCTTAATGTGAGTCCTGTGGTTGCAGGGAAAACACTTGTAAATGTATATGTCGTCCATGTAGTGCTTAAGGCAATTTGCCCTATAATCACAGGGGAAGGAGCAGATGTTCCAGAACCGGTATCTTGAAACATATAAAGAGAAATTGTCGCAGGAGAAGCACCTCCATTTTGAGCCTGTATAGACACCGTATATTGCTGGTTTGCAAGAGAGTTAATATGGAGTGATATCGGAAATTGATAGCATTTCTGAGTATTCCCCGTGTTCGCACCGGAACAATCATGAGAAAGATAATATTCAGTGGAAACAAAATTTGTTACAGGAACATTACTTCCCAGAGGGAAAGGTATAAAGGTAACAGCGTCCGTACCACTTGTGTTTGTTTTAAAGAACTGTATGTCGGGATATTGAAACCCATCGTGTTGACTGGGTGCTACCACAATCTGCGTTGAACTGCTCAAGTTTACACTTGTATTAGATGACCCAGGGGCAAGGTTGTTAGGTTGTAGGTTTCTGTAAAACCCACCATTAACAATAAGGTTGTTAAAACTGTCCGTAGTCGTAACATTGCCGCCACTTCCAGAAACAAAGGGAAAATTGGCGCGTGTTATCTGGTTAGTTTGCGCATGGTTTACAATGGTGATGTAATAAGGATCTGGCTTTGTTGAATCCGTTTCGCTTACGGGATAGAAAAAGGGTATGGTATCTACACCATTTACATCACAAATAGTGCCTGCGGCGGATAGGGTCAAAGGGTTAGGAAGGGCTGTATAGGTATATGCACCAGGCGTTCCTGTTTGATAGTACCAGTTTTTAAGCGTTGTACGGCTATTATCGTGGTAGCATGTAATCTTGCCCGCGGACATGGCAGTACCATCTTTATCCACCAGAAAATCTTGTAGCATTGGTGCTGCTACAAGTAAATTTACGTTCCCTGAAAATGTTGACATAATCAATCCTTGACTACTATAATTACCGTTTAAACACTATAACTAATTACGAGACACTATGTTAAGTTGCATATTAATATTCATAATCTTCTATGCCATCGCTAGGTTTTTCCTTGGCTACTGGCTTGATGATGATGAAGAAAGCAAAGAACTAGATAGAAGATATCTTTAGTCATGGTTCATGATGTGCTTTATGTAAGCCGCACCTGGAACCGCTCCTAACATACTTCCAATCAAAGTATTTCTGTACGGCAAGAACCTTTTGTAATTGCTGTACTCTTTCCTTCCCTGTGTTTCTAAGTCTGCTATTTTCTTTTTCCCAGTTTTTTTAAGATGTTCCATTGCATTTTTTATGTATTCTTCTCTTATCTTGTCCAGTTCTCGGGCTGTCAAACGTTCGGAAGCGGTGGTTTTAGGCCTGCTAAATAAGCTTGCAATTGCACCTATGATTCCTTTATGGTTTTCTGCTGTTGGGTGTTGCAGCTCTCTGCTAATATCCCCGAGAGCTGATTGCAAATCGTGGTATGCAGGATAAGATCCTTGGGATGCTTGAGACATGAGGTTGCCAAGCTGTAATTTGCTGGGTTGCAAGTGCTTAGATAGCATTTGATATTCCATGTCCCTAATAAAGTTTCCGCTCATGGGGATACCAATATTTTCCCCGCCTGCTAACTTTCTCGCTTTTTCCAATTTCTTAGCAGCCAATCTTTGGGTCATCGGAGTTTCTTTTACGAACTTAATTGCTTTTCCTGCAGCAGGAGCCAAAGCACCAAAGGCCGCACCACTCTTTCTATTTTCTGATTCAGCAGCACCAAGAAGAGAATCAAGGGCAACCCTAGGCAGTACCTTCCCTCCAAATAATGCACGTCCTGCGCCTGACTCAGCCGCCAATGCAGGAGATCCGATAAATGGCGCAATAAACTCCCCAACCTTTTCGGATGTTTGTCCTATATCTGTGTTTGGTGCATATTGTTTTAAGTTTGCCCTAGGAACCTGAAAAGCAGGGTTTCCTGTTGCCCAAGAATATGCATCAAAAAGAAACTGTGCTACGTTTGCACCAATGTCATTAAGCCCATGGGCAATACCAGCCCCTCCTCCACCAAGGGCCTCCCCTATCTTATGTAAAAGCGCCATGCCTTCCGATTGATGTTCTTTTGAAGGGAAGTTTATTTTTCTTGTGCTATCGGTCTTTTCACCAGGCCAGATTATTTTTCTCTGTGTCATTTAAGCCCCGCCTTCTTAAGTTGTGCGTCACTAATTCCAGCGGTCTTTAACAAATCCATTAAATCAATGTCGCCTGGCCTTTGTTGCATATAGTTAAAAATCAAAGTCTCGGGAACATCTATGCCATATTTTTTTTGTATTTGTTTTGAAAACTTAGCAGCCTGCGTGAGGTCAATATTGTCTCTGTTGTTCTCATCTTCTTTGTCCATGGGAGCATTGCTTTCTGTCTCCCCACCTTGTTCGAAAAGCCAAGGGTTTTGTTTCATCATGCGTTTCAAGCCTTGTTCTGGGGTTTCATTTTTCTTCAAAGAAAAAGTTTCTTCCGCGTCACGACGCGTAAGCTTATGTGTTTGTATTGCGATGTTCTTAAAGTTGTTTATTTTGTCCGCGAAGGCATTTTGCTCCTTTGCCAATCCTGAACTTATATGTGTGCCAAACATGCCATTGAATGCATTTATTAAATGCTTGCCCATATCTCCGAGATAGTTTTCGGTTGTTCCTGCAGCCCCTGAAATAGCTACTTTCCCCTTGCCTGCCTTTGATAAATTGGCTGCATATCCCTTGGCCTCTTGTACGTCTTTGTTAACTTGGTTGGCATAGGTTGGTAGTTTATTTGGATGGATTCCTGTAAATTCCTTTCCACCATAAGGCAGCGCTTGCATTATCATATTGCCAAGTGCTTCCTGGAACTGTGGGTTTTGTAAAAACATAGGCGTCGTTGCAAGAGTTGCTAATGGGCCTAACTTTTTAGAAAAAATATCTGCCTCAATTTCTTGTGGAAGATAAGCAGCTTTCATTCCTTGCGAATAACCATGCAATGCATTAGAAACAAGGTTCGCAAAAGGGTTTACCTCTTGTGGCTTTAAAGGACGAGCTTGTGAAAATGTAAATGTCATGATTTAGTCCTTACATTATAAAAACGCACCAAAAAGACCAAGACCAGAACCAATGCTTGACCATAATGAATTATTCGCATTGTTCTTTCCGGCGGTTCCTTCATAGGAATAATTTCCTTGTTGGGCAAGCGCTTGTGCAATCATGTCTGCCATAGATTTTCCAGCATCCGCCCCTTGATGAGAAAGATCTTGCATGCCGTGAAGACCTTCACCGTATAACCCAGTTGCTCCAGTCATGTAATTGTAATAATCCTGGTTGGCAAGGTTCGTGGCCAACTCCATATTGTGCTGTTGGTGTTCAGGGCTTCCTGCCATTCCTCCTGCTGCTGCCTGATGCCCAGAACCTTGCAAAGCCTGTTGTACGGCAAACCTAAACCCCGGAGACTCGTGAAAGCTTTTACCAATGTCGTTATATTTTCCGCCTGGATCGTTTGTTAATGTGTCATACTGTCCTTGAAGCTTCGGCAATGTGTCTTTGCCAGCATTGAACCATGGCGTATAATATGGAGAAGTAGCCCCTGGTATTTTGTTTATATAATCGTTGGCAGCATCTGCTGGGTTCTTGTTGCCCCCAAAAAAATAGCCTCCAAGGCCGCCAAGTATTCCACCAGCCCCAAGTCCTAGACCTAATCTTCCAGTGTCCGTAAGTGCCATGTTCTTGTCCTTAAGTAATCGTAAACGTCCACCACTTCACGCCTGTAATGTTAGGAGGCGTTCTTGTGTCAAAAGCAATAATAAAAATCTGTGGCAATGAAAGCGTCGTATTAAAAGCAGTCTGGCCACTTACATTGTCAAGCCCTGGTGGTAGAGGAGATCCAATATAAGGGCTATAAATCGCCACAACCTCATTTGCCTCATCTGTAGTAATCGACGGAAACAAAATACCAGTGTTGCGAAAGTTCTTCTGCAGCGCCTGAAAAAGGCTTGCAAACCCAAGAGACCAAAGAGGGCTTAAGTGCCCATCCTTGTCTATTGTAGGGGTTTCCCTTGGTAGGTCTGGGAATATGGCTTTTGGGTTTTGTGTAAGTGCCATCTTTATGTCCTCGCACTTACAAGGCCATCAGTGGCCACAAAACGCCCAAGACCCCAAAACTTAAATTGAGGCACAAAATCATTTGCTATTCCTATTTGCCACCACATAAGGCGGTTCTTACGATGACCTATGGGGGGCAGGTAATACGCCCATTCGTTTCCAAAGGTAGCCCCTCCATCTGTTGATATAGATAGGTCTACATGCGGCAATGAAAGGTTTGTCGTTCCCGTGTTGGCGTTTTGTTGAGCAATAAGCCATGCAGATTGCGCCGCGTTTGTTTGTTGGGTCACGAAGAACGTTCCATCTTGTGCAATGAGCGGCATATCATCTTGTGTTACAAGCCTATCTGATTTTCCTTGTGTGATTAGGATGTTTCTATCCTGTGTAATAAGGATGATTTCTCCTAGGTCTTGTTGCTGGTAGTCTGTCTCGCCACTCTCAATCGTAAATCCTAAGTCATTGATGATTTCGTAACACTGATCAGGGGTGCGAACGTTCGCGCAAGTGCGAATTCTGGGTACTTCATGTATCTCTTTTACACCTTGGCTATTCACGTCTTGGTAGGTGTAAAAGGTCGTATCAAAGGCGTATAGACAGCCTGTGTTCTTGGACACGAAGTAATATTGGTTATTGAAGAACGCTATTTCTGCGGCAATAAAGTAATTTAGGTTTTGGTCGCATGCATGATAGAACTTGTCAGCGTTAAAATCGTAGAACAATGACAGGTTGTCACTGTAAAAGTTTATGTGGTAGAAAAGATGGCCATCTTGCCTGTACAGGAACCCTTGAGAATCTTGTGGGTTTTGCAATGTTGAGAACAAAAAATCTATGCCATCAGTGGTTATCTTCTTAGGCATCCCCCCATCGCTATAAACGATTATGGGCCCTGACTTCTCATTTTGAGCAAGCCATACCACAATCTCATCCATATAAGCCACAGTAGCAGGACTTAGGCACCCGTAGTCTATGTTGAACTGATTAGTTCTTTGATATGGAAACCCTTGAGCGCCTGTATCGAACCATGCTTCTGTGACTATGCTTCCCATGACAAAGATCATATTTCCCTTAGAAGGGAAACGAACAACGGCTTGTGTGTTATCAGGCTTTGTCTGTAGAAGTCCAATGCCTGCTGCATTGTCAGGCCACGCGCTTACACCCACAGTTCCTGAAGCGTCTGTGGCCAAGGGGTTCACGTTGTTTATTGCATCACTAAAAGTACCAAAAACCTGGAAAGTGTTTCCAGAAAAGTTTCCAGCATAATAAATTGTTCCAGGTATCAGGGTGGTGGTTCCAACAAATACAATCTGGCTTCCTGCAGAAATTGTTAGTGGGTTTGTGGGAGTAACAACATTGGCCGCACTCGTAAAAGGGGTTGAATCCAAATAACCTTCGTTGCTTAAAGATATATGCCATGTGTTGTTAGCAGGCGTTACCGCGAGAGACGCTGAATTGTCGTTCTTGGCGGCAAGAATAAAATAGGTATCATGGAACGTTAGGTATCCTGGGGTGAAAGTCAAAGGAACGGTGACAAATGTCGGATTAGGCGCAAGTGATGGGTCATAAATATAGAATGCTGTTCCGTCTGAAATTCCAATCTGAGGCTTGTTGTTCTCTTGGATAAATACGGGGCCTGTTGAAGTTTGTAGCGTTCCTATCGGAATGGCTTGAGAAAAGACAACTCGGTTCATCTGGATATTAAATTCTATGTTTACGAGATATGCCTGGTTTCCCATTACAGTTACTATTCTGTCAAACTTAGTGCTGGTGAATGCCCCCCTTCCCTCTTTTGCATTGTTGAAATTTGAGGCGTCCATGGCTATTTGGTAGCCAGCATATGGAACCATGAACTTGTCACTCATGAACATGTTGTAGGTTTTTTCAATATTGATTTTTGGATAGCGACCGAATATAGAACTCCCAACGATGTTCAATGGAAATTGCCTAAAGTTCTGCCCTCTGGTTATCATGGACGCCACCCATGGCCTATGTTTACATCTCCCCAGTTGTATCCTGGGTTTGAGTTCGCGTACAAAATAGATAGCTTCTTGCCACTTAAATCAGGTGGCCCCATATACATGAGTTTTCTTTGATATGATGTAAGTATTTTTTCTGATTCTGGATTAAACAAAATTCCGTACTCACTGCACATATATTGTGCAAGTTTGTAGCGCAAGTATTCTATGTAGGAAGTGTCATATCCCTGTATTCCGTTATTGATAAATGTATAGGTCGTGTAGTTAGGAATATTGTATGGATTTGTAAAGCTCTGTGTTACGTCTTGTAAATCAGTGGTCAATGTCACGTCCACAAGAAATATTTTCGCCTTCATCTTCATTACGTAAGGCTGATCGGGAATAAAATAGGCACCAAAGGTACCCCCTCCCACACCACGTTCAACATTGTAGGAAAATGGCAACGTATAAATATTGTCTACACGGGAAGACCCAAAGTAATTTGATCGAGATGTAGGCACCATTGGGTAGCGAACAACACCAATATTAAAAGTAGAGGTTTCAATTGCGGCAACAAAGGGGAGAAAATAGAATTCCTGCGTCGGAACAGCATTAAAAGTAATGTACTGCCAATAAGGTATAAGGTCTGTTTCTATTTGCTTAAAGTTAAGCAAATCATTAAGCATCTGTAGGCCATCATAAATCTGGTCGCCCGTAGGAACCTGAAGATTTCGCGCAACAATGCCTGATAAAAACCAAGAACGGGTTATTAAGTCTTGTGCTGTATATGCCATAACAACCCCTCCTGAAAACAACCACCCCGAGGGTATCCTCGAGATGGTCTTTATTTACACCAATGCTGGATATGCAGTATTAGAAACACCAGTCCAGCTAGCTACAGTTACGGTTACAGCATCAGAACCAGAGGTGACCTTATAGTCAATCTCAGGCTTTGAAGAGCCAACGCCTGCAATGACCTGCACATATTGGGTTTGGGCGACCCCTGCTGCAGCTCCTGTGATAGTCACAAGGTTTGCTGTAGCACTAGAGCCTGTTGGCCTAAATTGCACAGTGTCACCAACAGCCGCTGGTGTGAAAGTCACAAAGAGCCATACGACAATGTTAGGAAGAGTCGTTGTAGGGATTGCGCTATTTGTTGTAAGGTCAATTGCAGTGAAGCTCGTTGCCGTACCACCACTCAAAACAGAAATAGCGGGACTATTCACATAGGTAATCGCGTTCTTCATGTTTTGAGGCTTGAAGGTCGAATATACAAAGTGTGATGAGCCATCGGTTTGAGTAAAGCCCACAAGCCTTAAGGAATCATATCCTGCTGGCAATATGGGTGCGGCATTTGATGTCAATGACAATAGGCCTGCTGGCAGGTTATAGCCCCTTGAGTCTGCAATGAGATAAATCGCATAGTTCGTAGACGCTGCAATTGTTCCTGTGTCTACACCATTTGCGCCACTAGATGCTGAGTTAATCAGGATTGGTTGCTGATAGTTCTGAAATAGTATCGCAGGGTTAATATTGCCATTTGCATCAGGCCAGGATACAGGGATATCAATGACATCATTGCCATCACGGGCTTGACCTGGGGCCAATGCAATTACTGTGGTAGACGCATAAGAAATATTTAAGCCATCTACATACAGGTGAGGCAATTGATAAATTGGATCGTTCTGTATTTGTGGTGTTGAAAAAGTAGCCATGTTTAGTTCTCCAAAAAATTAGCCAGGTGGTTACAAACTGTAACCACCATAATCATCTAGCCTTGTGACAGAGGTATGATGTATCGCATGGAGTACTCAGGTACAATCACAGAACCATGTGTTTCATCGTAAATCATGCCTGTTTGGTTTTGTCCAAAGAGCGAACCGTATGTCAACCTCAAAGAACATGCGGTATCATCGTCATATTCGTTTGCAGTGTCATAAGGGCTTTGCTCTGGCAATTGAGGCATGGCCAAGTAGAACGCATCCCCTCCCAAAATACCGCCGCATCTATGGCTTGGAAGTCCAAGGACTTGCATGCCTGCAACAATAGGAGTGTTTACGTTTTGGTTAGCGCCACCTGCCCAGTTAAGAGCGGGTGTAATGCTAATTGTCACAACACCACTTGAGTTAGAAGCAGCATTGGCTGTTGCCCTAAACTGCACTTGGTTGGCTGAATTGAAGTGTCCAATGAAGGTGAGATATCTGGCATTCGTTTGTCCTGATACACCGTCTTGGAAGGCAAACAAGTCTCCTGCGAACACAGCACTGGCATCACTAGTTGAGGCACCAGAAAACGTGATTTGTGTTACGTTTTGGCCTGTTGGGTCATTGGTGGACACCACAGTCAAAGTTTGTTGGTTAACGCCTGTGTTTCCTGATACGTGGATTGGCATCAAGTTTGACTGATAGTAGCTAACACGAGGAGTACCAAAATCACCCACCTCCCAACTCATTGCAATCTCATCGTTTCGATGTGGCACGAATTGGTTTAAGCCGTTTCCTACGATAGCAGGGACAACGGTATCAGGAAGATAAACCTTGATTCCTTCAGCTACAGAGCCATAGTTTTTGAAAAACATGATGCTTTGCGCGAGCTGTTGATATGAACTCAAACTTGTGCTTCCGTTTCCGAAGAACCTATAGGGGCCTGAGAACGTGTTCTGGGTGTTCGTCAATTGGCTAGTGACGGCTGACGCCCAGTTCAATGCAATGTTCCCTTCAACTTGGGTGGCAAGTTCTGCAATGGCAGACTTCCCGAAGACTCGCATGTAGTCTTCTTCGCCTTTCTCTAAGTTAAAGATACGTTGTTGGGAAGTCACTGCGAAGCTTGTGTTGTTTGCTTGGTCGCAAGTCAAGGTCTGTACGCGTTGTACTGCAGGCTGGAAGCTTGCAACTAAGCTTGCAGTGGTTGTAAACCTAGGGGGAAGATCAAAAGTGACCGTTGAGCCTAAATTTGCCTGTATGTTGTCAAAGTCTTTAAATTTTGTATTTGCTGTAGAAATATGGCAGCAAAGGTTTTGTAAAAGCGCTAAACCTGAACGTTGATAGGTTTGCACCTGTTGTAAAATATTTGTGGGAAAAACAGCCATGTTAAGTTGCTCCTAACTTGTATTAAGTTAGGACTCAGGCACTACCTTATCCTCGGTACTTTCTCTTTAAGTCGTTCATAGACAAGGCACCACCCGAATCCATTCCGGTGTTAGAAGGCCTCTGTTGTGACAGTGGAGCATTAGATTGCCTCATTTTGGAAGCATCATCATTTGCCTTAATAGATTCCGACAATCGTCTAATCTCATAAATGGCGTCCTGAGGATTATGTGCACAAGTTGACTCAAGCTGATAAAGCTTCGTCCTGTTCTTTGCAAGGTCATACAAAATATCGTGCGCATTATCTACGTGTTCAGCCAAAAGCTGTACTACGTTTGGGTAATAACGCATGTCAACGGTATTCGTGACCGCATCGAAGTCCTGGTATTTCTCTTTACCAGGTGCAATCTTTTCCTTATAAGACTCAACAATGCGTTGGGCTGCTTCCGCGTGTTGGCGTTCAATGGTTTCTTTTTCCCATTCCTCGCGCCTACGGTTTAGCTCATCGCTTGTCAGCCTTTTAACATCGTCTTCCGACAATGCTTTTGGGCTTGTGGGCATCTCTGCGTAGTTTGCATGATTGGCGTTCTGCGATTGAGAAATCATGTTCTCACGCTTTCGTGCTTCCTCACCTCTTACGCGACCCACAATCTCATTAAGTTCTGATTGCGTGAACGTCCGTTCAGTTGGTTTCTGAACAGGCTCAACTTGTGCCTGAACCACTTCAGGCGATACTTCCATACCACTATTGTCCATCAAAAGTCCTTCTAGCTATTTCCCCGCTACGGTGGTTGCCTCTGGATAACGCCCAGGTATCGAATTATTACGCCATTACGCTATAAATATGCCCCGATTAACGATACGGGTATCGATGGATTTATGCTGTCCTTAGCACCAATATGGAAATCCATAGGCTTAAGGATAAAAAGTATTTTGATGAACAACAATTGGATAAAGTGGTTTGTATTAGAAAATATTACTTTTTATTAGAAAATATTACTTTTTATTAGAAAATATTAATGAAGGCTAGTTTTTATCGGGGTAAAATAAGGAGTTGGATTATTAATAAGGACATTACATGGTAGATGCATACGATTTCGATCCGGAAATATTGGATAGGATGAAAGATGATTTTGAGGAAGAAGAGATATCTATAGATGACTGGAAGCCAAGAGAAAAAAGTTCAATACCTAAATTAGTGCAGTCAGAATGGCGAAGAAAATTAATAGGGAATGATTTTAACCAAGAGCCTGATATTGACGACGTTAAAAAGATAAAGATGTACATTAAGAAAAAGTGTTCCGATGCAGAAATAATGGCCACATTCGGAATATCTGCTGACATTTTGATTGCAATTAAAAAGAACAGGTACGATCCAGGGGACGGCATAAGTCCTGACTACATAGACAAGATATACAAAGTACTTAAAGAGCAAGCAGCCATTAATAAACAAACATCCAAAGCCCTAGAGTTTATAAGTGGGGCAATTTTTAATACTTCAGAACAAATTAAAGCATATAAAGAACATCTAAAAGGCAGACAAGGAAAAAAAGCGAAGAAGCCACCACAAGATAAAGGCACTATAGGGAGGGCACTATGTTAGTTTTAGATGGCGTTGAATATCTTGTAGAAAAAGAGGCCTCTGCTCGTTATGGTAGGTCTATACATTGGTTTAGAAAGGCAAGAAGCACCTTAAAGAGCTTTCCTTACCATAGACTAAACGGAAAGGTCTATTATTCATCAGAGGGGCTTAATAGATGGTTTAAAGAAAATCTAAAACCTGTTTTATTGTAACAAGGACGTTATATGGACGAAAAATTAGAAATACTATGCATTGAAGATTTAGAAAAAATTTTTAAGGTATCAAAATCAACTATGTTGCGGTGGCGCCATTCTGGAGACTTTCCTGAACCTATGCATCTTGGGGGCAGATCGGTTCGATGGACAAAAAAACAAATAGACAACTGGATATTAAGCCTACATGAAAATAACGCAAAATGCCCTTAGAGTAAAGGTGCCCTCAAAGGCTGGGAAAAAGGAAGTAAAAAAACCATGCCTTTGAGGACGGGACTGCTCGGGTTTTGGCCTTAAATGGCCGCTGAAGTTGCTATCCAACTTACTGTTGTGTTTGCTCCAGGATCTGCTGTAAACGTAACAGTCAATGTGGCGCTACCAGGTACTGCCTTTGCTATAGCCACAGCATTAGTGGATGTCAATATAACTGCTGTCACTATCCAGGAGGCTGTCATGCCCGTAACACTAAAGGCGTTTGATGTGCCGCCACCTGCATATACCCCTGTGGTTCCAGCATGAATGGCAGCGCCTCCATCTGTAATTTGGCCTGTAGTAGTAGATGCCTTTACAAAGTTTCCTACAACGGTAGAACCTGTAAAGGTCGCAACGGCTGAAGCTGCAATTCCAGCGTCTGCAACAAGACCTGCGGTACCGCTTGCTTTAACAAGGTTGTTGTTAACAAGAGCTGATGGTGCTACAACTATGTTTGCAGTGGCGCCTGCGGGATCGGGGATTGTAAGAACACTAGCTTGTCCCATGGCAGCATTGGTCACTGTGGTATTTGTGTTACCGGTGTTAGCTGTGGCCGACCATATCAAAGAACCCTTAGAGGCAGTTCCTGGGAAGGACGCAACTGTTCCCGCAGTTCCAGATTGCCCTGCTGCAATGTTACCAAGATTAAAAACGTTAGCTGCTGCTGAAGATATTGTTCCAGTAGTGTTTGTAAAATGGGCAATAGCATTTGCAGTTGTAGGCAGGACCGCGTCCCCTGGGTTTGCCCATGACGTCAATGTAATCTGCCCGTTAGTATTTGAGATACTTACGGTAAATATACCGAATGTGCCTGATTGGGTTTGTTGGCTAAAGCTATAAAGCGCCATCAAAACGTCTGCATTAGACAATGGTATTGCACCCGTGGCAGATGCTGCATTTAAATAACCCGCGGTCGTTACAGTGCTTAAGTTGTCGCTAAATACCGCAAACTTTAACGCAGGGTTATCGCCGTTGGTTACAGGGATTGGAGTTGGATATTGTATAACGCCCATGATAAATGTCCTTATAATGTATTGTTATTGTTATGCACGCCTTGGTGTCAATGAGTCGCCCTTGCGAGCAAAATCAGCCTTGTCGCCTTTGCCCATCTTGCCGTGGTGGCCTTCTACGTCCATTTTGTCATGGCGTCTTTGCAATACGCGCTTGATTCCTTGTTGGTGGTTGTCGTGTACCATCCTGTTGTCTATCATGCCGTGCATGCATTTATATCCACTCATTTCCATCTCCTTGTGATTTTGTTTATCTATGCCTTAGTTTCTTTAAGGTTTCTGCTAAGTTCGCTTCCTTTCTTATGGTAGGGTTTTTGCTGTGTGTTGCCTTATCTAGTTTCTTTGCAGGTATTTTCTTGCCCTCAGGAACTCCTAGCTCCCTATGCAACTTTCCAGGGTGCTTTATTGCATCTTTTATGAAATATTTAGCCATCTTATTGCCCCCTAGTAGCTTCTTGGACGTCTCGTCTTATTAGTGTCTTTCGCAACAGGCTTTACAGACTTTGCAACAGACTTAAAAGCCTTTGATGTTCCTGCTTCTTCTCTTCTATCATAGGGGTTCTTGTCTTTGCCTACGTGACCAGCACCTTTTTGTCTTGTTCTTTTAGCATCCATTGCTCTAACCTCTCAACTCGTTCGCTCATATGTCGTAAAGCATCAAAACAGCATTTTGTTCCCTCATCAAAACCTTGTGCTTGAAGCTCAAGGGCCGCAATTGCCGTATCTAGCTTACGTATTAAATCGTCTGTCATTTCAAACTGTCCTTTTTTACCATCTTTCTAATTAACGCCTTGTCTTCGCGTTCATCATCATGTACTACTTTTTTTTTGCGCCTTTGTGGTGATGGGCCATCATTTTAGCGTGGTGTTTCATTTCTCTCTCATGGTGCTTATGCATTTCTGCGTGATGGCTATGCATATGTTTATGGGCTCCATGCTCATGATGTTCCTTATGGTGTTCTTTTTTATGTTCCTTATGATGGTGCTCTTTTTTGGCCTCATGTTTCTCATGATGATGTTTCATTTTGCTCTCCTTAGGTTGTTTGTGTTCTGGTAATGCCTTAATGCTTCTTGTGTGCGATGCAAATTCCTTGGCTATTTCAGGATGACGCGCGAACATGAAACGGGCTTGTGCACGGCTTTCAAATGGGCACATGGCTATTTCCTCTTTCCCCATACGGTTTCATAAAGTTGTCTTCGTTCTTGAGGATTTGCCCCATCCATATGTCGTCGTACTTGGCTTTCAAGCTGTCTATCATTGAGCTTATAAGTTTTTTTAAGCTCCCTGAATGTGGCGCTCCCAAGGTCGTTCC